CCCAGCCGACTGTTGGTGATACAATGACAATCGGAACAAAAGTTTTTACTTTCACAGTAGGCGCCGCAGCCGCAGATGGTGAAATATTTGTTGGTGCTGATTTACCAGCCGCAAAAGTAAATATTGTTGCCGCCATAAACGGTTCTGATTCTGTGAATACTGCCAGTGCCTTTGTAACTGCCGCCGCTTTCTCTACCAACGATTGTACACTTACCGCACTTGTTGGTGGTGTTATTGGAAATGCTACAGTGACCACAGAAACCTTTGATGAAGGCACCAACGTGTTTGCCGCCGCTACTTTAACAAGTGGGGTCAATGGCACAGTACCGGCCGCCGCTTATGCTATGTTGGTAGCCGCAACCCGCCTCTATGTGAATATATCTGGAACAACCATCGCCGATGCAGTTTGGAAAGAAGCTACATTGGCATAACAACCTTGTCGTTGTGATAATGACAAAATAAATAAGGAATAAAATGCCACCATTACAATATGCCATAAATAGTCTTGAAGATTTGGAAGATCCTAAGCAATCAGAACTCTATATGGAGTCCGACGGCAAATTTATCTTGCAAGTTGAAGGTGTGAAACCGTTAGATGAATTTAATAAGGTTCACGAAGCGCTTAGAAAGGAACGTGGTTTTCATTCTGAGTGGGAGAAGAAAGCAAAATTATTTGGAGAAGATACACCAGAGACTATTGCAGATTTTAAAACCAAGATTGCAGAACTTGAAGCCTCAACAGGGAACGAAGATATAGAGGGTGTAAAGAAATCTTTAAAGGAACATTATGAGGCACGTTTAACTGCCCTTGCTTTAGAGTCTGGTAAGAAATTAGAAACCAGTGAATCTGAGAAGATAGCACTCGGAAGCAAGTTGACGGACTTTCAACTTGAAAAACAATTGATGGAGCTTTGCAAAGGTGTGGCAAAACCAGAATCTTTTACGGATGCTTTATCTCTGCTAAAAGCTGGTGTAACCCTTGATGCCGATACTGGTGATTTTGTAGCCAAAGACGGGATCACACTTTTGAAAGAACATGTGGCAACATTCTTTAAGGACCGACCTTATTTTGTAGCAGAGTCAGAAAGTGGTGGGGCAACCGGCGGTAAAGGAACACCAGGCGCACCTACTGATTGGAAAAAAATGAATATGACAGAACAAGCTATGCTAATTCATACCAATCCTAATCTTGCTACTAAGCTACGCCGCAAAGCTGGGATGATTGATTAAAATTTTTGTAAGAAGGGAAGAGAGCGTGAGGCTCTATTTCTGAAACGTGTTAAAACTATAACGAAAAAAGGAGCCTCAAATGGCAAACGCAGTAACCAGAATCAGTGACCTGATTGTACCTGAAATCTTCGTAGATAACGGATCAGTCCAGAAGCTGGAAAAAGACATATTTATCGAGGCAGGAATTGCCACGACAGATGCGCGCCTTCAGAATGATCTTTTGATGGGTGGCGGAGAAGCTATCAACCTCAAATACTTCAATCAGATTACATTTGTGGAGCCTGATGCCGCTACAGATGATCCTGCAGTTAAGTCCGAGAGTAAGAAGCATGGGCAGAGTAAAGATATTGCCATGCGTCAACCTGTCCATCAGAGTTGGTCAAACATGGACCTCGCTTCAGAGCTTGCTGGCTCAGATGTTGTTGGTGATATTGTTTCTAAGGTTGAAGGTTATTGGCAGACAGATCGCCAGTTCCGCCTTGTGAATTCTTGTGTCGGTGTTATTGCTGATAATGTTGCCAATGACGGTGGCGATATGGTGTATGATATTTCTGCCGCAACAGGTGATGCTGTTACTTCAGCGAATAAAATCTCTGCCACCGCGATAATTGAAACACTGGCAACAATGGGAGACCGCCAGGATGCTCTTACAGGTCTGGCAGTCCATTCAGTTGTTTATAAGCAGATGCAAATAGACCAACTGATTGATTATATTCGCAATGCGGACAATACAATTGTCATTCCTTTCTATCTTGGAAAGCGTGTGATCGTTGATGACGGTTTGTATGCTCTTGCGTATGGAAGTCCTGCAAAAGTCTCCTACCAGTCCATACTGTTTGGTTCTGGTGCATTTGCAATGGGTGCTGGGATGGATTATCTTAAAGCTACCGCAGTTGACCGTGATGAAACAGCCGGTAATGGTTCAGGTCAGGATATTCTCCACAGTCGTAGACAGTGGGCAATTCATCCTCTGGGGTTCCAGTTTGCGTATGCTACAGTTTCCGCAAATTGTCCCACATACACCGAACTGAAAACGGCAGCCCTCTGGGACCGTATTCTTCCTCGGAAGCATATCCGCATGGCATGCTTGATTACAAACGGCTAATTTTTAGCGTGTTCCTTATACTGAATCCCACTATCATATATTTTATGGTGTGTGGCAGTGGGATTTTTCTTGGAGAATTAAAATGAATTTAGATTTTGAAAATATGACACAACCGGAACTCAGAATTGTTTTGGACAAATGTGAAATTGGTTTTCGTGCCAATCTTTCAAAGCCCAAGCTTGCTAAAATTTGTATTAAAAATGCAGATATAATCAAGGTGAAATTAACAGCCCTTGAAGCTGAAGAAGCAGAGAAGAAAGAAAAGATCCCAGAAGTAAAAGAAAAGACAAAGGTTGAAAAAACCAATGCACCTACAAAGACCCCAGGCACCCCTGAATTTTCTATCGACGAGCGTATAGCCAAATGCATGGTTCGTAGGGAAGCTCTCCTTAAAAAGAGCAATGATGTAACCACAGAAATAAAAGCACTTATGAAAGAGAAGGAAGGTCAGGCTGTATTGACACTTCCAGAAATGCTTGCAATTTCACGGAAAGAAAATATCGCCTTATCTGTTGGTAAAAAGCAATTGACGGTAGAAGAGAAAAGAATTCTTAATAAGGAATTTGCAAGAAAGCGCGCCAACTCCCAAGCGTTCAATGGAACGGACGGTAAATAATGGCTTTGATAATTGATGCTACTATAGGTGCAGATACTTCCAACAGTTATGTAACTGAAGCGGAAGCTTTGGCATATTTTGAGTCCAGACCAAATAACACTTGGGCTGCCCTTGCTGAAGAAGTCAAAAAAGCTTGCCTGATACACGCAGGAAGACTTAATGACCGCCTAGTATCTTATAGTGGATCAATTGTCAACACCGACCCTAGACAAGCACGCTCGTTCCCTAGAAGTGGGGTCTATGATACAGAGGGGATAATAATTGCTTCAACTGTTATTCCTCAAGGTATTCAAGATGCCCAGTGCGAGCAGGCATTATATCTGAGTATCGTTGATGCGGATAAAACAACCAATGCGAAGTATCTTGAGGCAAAAGTAGGAAAAGGTGCGGTTGCTGTTAAATTCAATACCATTTATAGTGTTCAAAAACTTTCACAATCTGCCATCGATTTGCTGGGTGATTTTGGAATTGTTGATGGTGGTGTTACTGCCAATGGACTGAGAAATTTACAGACTGAGAGAGTATAAAATGGGTTTAGGCGAATTAGATGATCTTGCGTATGAAGTTAGTAAGGAATTGATTAATCAATTCGGCGGTACTGGCAAACTTGAAATAAATACGGAAGTCACATTTGCCAACGGATTTGATACCGCACCCACTGTTACACCAGAGACATTTGATAACATTGATATAACACCAGCTTCCACTTACACAGAGAAGTCCAGAGATACCACAGCAATCTTAACAAGAGTGGTAGAGGTTTTTATTAACATTGATATGGTAACAAAAGCCGACGGTTCAATTATAGAACCAGTTTCCGATAACTCTTGGTTGACAATCTATCAAGGTAATTTTATTGACGCTACCGTTTTGAATAAAAGAATAAAAGTTTTGGAAGTTAATCCTATTATGGGTGGGAACAAAGTTGCCATGTATCAACTCAAATGTGAGGGAGTCCATTAATGTCCTTTTCACTTGATATAATGAAGTTTACCAAAAAGTTAAGAGCCAATGGTACAATGATAATGCGGAAATCCACATTTGATATGTACGGTGGGTTAGTAGCTGGAACAAGAGTAGACACAGGTAGAGCAAGAGCGAATTGGAATGTTAGTCTTGATGCACCAAAGACTGATACAAGACAGGGACCATCTACTGCTCCGGAGCAAGGCAGCCCACCCAATTCTATTGAATCAAGAGGTGGTAGTTTCCAGACAATAATGATGCAAATGAAGGCTGGGAAACTTGGGAGTATATATATTGCAAATAGTCTGCCATATATATTTGCTCTTGAAAAATTGGATAGTTTTGTTCATCCAGTAATTTTAGAAGTGAAAAGACGAATTGAGGCAGGGGTGTATTTATGATAAATACTTTAGCCATATCCAAGATACTTGCCCAGCGTATTATTGATGCCAATATAACTACAAATATTGGTTATCAAAATATCACTTATAAACCGCCGAATAATGCAGAGCTGTATATAATTTTGACAGAAGTTCCTGGGGATGAATCTCCCTCCTCGAGAACCACAAGTAAAGGGATCTTTGCTTTTAACATTGATGTTTATGTTGAAGCAGGTACTGGTCCAGTGAATTTAAAAAATAATGTAAAGCTGATAGGTGATCTGTTCAGCCCGACAGGAACAGGTAGCCGTTTCGTTGTCAATACTGACACAGTTGGGATCTTAAAAACTTCTGAAGCTGTTGGAGGTCCTGCGAGTGATGGCTGGTATTATTCTACTGTAATAGTGGAATTAAAAGTTTTAACTTAACAAAAGAAGGAGTATATTATGTCCGTTCAAATGGATCCTAATTTAACAAAAGTAACTTTTACCCCCGCATCGGGTACTCCGATTACTTTTCAAGAAAGAAGCGTTCAGCCGGGTGGTTATGAAGGCAGTGATAAGGTAGATGTTACCTCTTCACAAACTACAGCACAAGCCAATGGTGTTGTAATTAAAGCATACGTACCTGGCTCGTTCGTTGAATTGACCCCAGGCGGTGCTTCTGTGCTTTATGATCCTGCAGATGAAGTGGCAGTATTAGCGGCAGTAAATGTTGCTGGTTCTTTCGTTATCACATTTACAGATGGGCAAATCAGTACGGCACCTGGATTTATTCGTACATTCGTTCCGACAAGCCAAGACACTGTGGGAGCCACAGATGCATGGACTGCGGATATGGTGTTTGAATTCAGTGGGGTTGCAGTAATAACTCCTGCAGCAGCATAATAATTAAGTTAAAGTATAAGGAATAAACTATGAAAACCAAATTCACATCCATAAATAAAATCAAAGACCTCCATGTGGGGTTCAAAACTGGTACAGTTGATTTACTCACAAAGGATAAAAAACCAGTGACTTTCTTTTTGAAAGAAATTGATCCTGCTGATTACTTCAAACTAAAAGGTTTTGCTGGTGCCGCCAAACGTGCTACAGAGAATAAAAAGGAACTGGATATTGCTGGTAACTTTAGTAGCGGTTTGGAAATGTCAGTAGCCTGCCTTACAGATGAAAAAGGTAAGTCATTGATTAAAGATATGGAACAAATTTTGGAATTCTTAAATGATTCATTCTCGGTGGAACAGTTAAGTAATTTGATAGAGAAAATGATGGATTTGTGTGGCTTTTCCAAAACTGCGGTTAAGTCTACTGAAAAAAACTGATAAAGCTCCCTCTGCGCAGACTGGTTTGCCAGCTTGCGTTAGCGGGGGGCAAATCACAAACACAGATCCAGAGGGAATTTTCAATATCTGAACTTGTGGAACTTCTATCGGAAAGGAATTTGAAAGATAGGGAGAATGATAAAGCAGATGTGAGGCACGCATTAATGATGTCGGCTATAGCCTCTGTTTCAGGGAATAAAGTTCCTCCCAAAAAATATCTCATTGAGTGGGGTGCGGAGAAGATTGATAAAACAGCCCAACTCAAAAAAAGCAAAAACTTCTGGAACTCATTAAGCCAGCAAGCAAGAAAGAGAACCGATGTTTGATTTTGCCACCCTAGCAGTTAGAATGGATAATACTCAGTTTCTTAGAAAACTGGATCAAACTGCACAAAAAGCCCAGCTCGTTTCTAAAAAGATTCGTACCGCTGGGCTTATGATTTCGGCAATGGCAATACCCCTTGGTTTATTTGCCAAAAGTGCCGTAACCAATCTGACTACCTTTGATGATGCAATGACGAAGTCCACAGCGATTATGTCTAGTGTATCTGAAGAAATGAGGAAAGAGTTAGAAGAAACCGCCAAAATACTTTCTACACAGTTACCAGTTTCCGCAGATAAAGCCGCCGAGAGTTATTTCTTCTTAGCCTCTGCTGGATTAGATGCCGCAGAATCATTGGCAGCCCTGCCCGTAGTGGCTCGTTTTGCTACTGCTGGTGCGTTCGACATGGCTACAGCTACTGACCTATTGACCGATGCCCAAAGTGCGCTAGGATTAGCTTCAGGCACTAATGAACAGAACCTAATGAACATGAAGAGATTGTCCGATATTTTTGTAAAAGGAAATACTCTTGCCAACACTTCAGTCCAACAACTTTCTGAAGCATTGACAAATGATGCTGGTGCTTCCATGCGGGCATTAAATATTGAGTTGGAG